CGACGACGCGGCGTAGCGTCAACACCATCGCTGATGTCTAGGCGAATCATGCGTTGCGCATCACGAAGCAACTCGTCCGCAGCCCAAGGCTGATCGGCAACCATCCGTTCGCGCGCCCGGAGAATCAACTGATTCAACTTGCGCAAGTCTTTGGTGTCCACGCTACACGCGCGAAGACCAAGACCCCTGACCGCGCACATACCCCGCAGCAACAGCCACAATCAGGGTAATGGCGGAGGCAACCTCGTGAGGCATTTCAACGCCAACCAGCCCTAGCGCCCACACCAGCACAATCGTAACGGCACCAGCAGCGGCAGCAGCAGAAATTTTAGGGTTAACGTTCATCAGATCATCACCTCGTAGTTGACATCAGGACTAATTGTAGCGGCACCCGGCACGACAGTAGGACGAGTCAGGGTAGGGATGATCTTGATAACGGGCGGACCACTCGTAGCCGCGCCACGCTTGCGGAAACCCTTGGTCTCCTCCCAAGTATCGTGCGTCTCACCATAGTCACAGTTCGTCCAGCCCTGCTTGTACGTCCCAGTATGAGCGACGACGCGGAGCCACTCGCGGACACCAGCCCGCTCAATCTGTAGCGACTGTAGCACTTGTGCTACGCGGTCATGCGAATGCCCACGAAGGATAACGTCAGCGTCAGTGTACGAGAGTTCTAGTTCCATCTGGTTCAACTTCGCGCCACTGCGACGACCAGCCTGCCAACCATGCGCAGCATCAATCACGGTTATGGCTTGGGGGGAAGGCGCGCCACTGCTTTCTCGCTTCCACTCCACCCGGACGAACCCGCCATAGCCTAGGTACTTCGACTGGATACCAAGCAGCGCACAAATCTCATTACCAATCTCACGATCAGTATGCTTGCGCACAGTACGCTCATGGTTGCCGGAAAGCCAAGCCCAAATCTTATCCTTCACCGGGTCAAACAGTTCGACAACATGATCGACCGTCTCACTGATAACGCCACCCTCATGGTGCATCGCTTCAATGTAGCGTTGACTCCACATGCCAGCAGCGAAGCGCGGATCACGATGCGTAATGCAATCACCCGAGTCGCCCATGAAAATGATACGAGCGCGCGGGTCTTCCGCAATCTTCTCAAGGTCGCGCTTAAGAGAAGCCTCGTCTACATCAACAGCACCGAGGTGCGTGTCGCCAATCGGGTAGAGATTAATGTGACTATCTTTAGCAGAGAACTTTTCGGATACACGAATAACGCGCATTGAACCCCCAGAGTTTGTTCTGTTTGATTACTATTTGATTACGCGCACAAACGCGATAACACTAGATATGTTGCGAGAACGAACCTGAACCTCGCCACCATTAGAATCGTCCGATGTGGAAGTGTTACCTTCGATGGCAGTAAAGTTACCATTAGCATCCACGGGGGTTAGGACAATGCCGACGTGATTCGCCACGCCATCCCGCTTCCACGAGTAGAGAACAATGTCACCCTTAAGTGCATCTTTAGCGGGGACGACAGACAAGCCGTTCTTCTGCTGCCGCGCATCAGCGAGCATGAAGGGACAGTACGCCCACCGCTCGCCACGCGCGAACGCCTTGCTGCCAGCCTTTACGAAACAGTACGTCACGAACATCGCGCACCACGGACCGATGATCCCGTACCAGTCAGAGAAGAGAACGCGGTTCGATCCGGCAGGCGACTCCTTCGTGCCGATGTACTCGCGGGCAATCCCAATGACTGTCGCAGGTAGTGGCTGCTTCCTTACGCGCTGCTTCGCGCGAATCTTCATAGCGATAGTCTGCTTCTTCGTGCCGTTAAGGAAACGATCCAACTCTGTACCGTACGTCGGAGTAATGTTCGCCTTCGCGTAGCCGAGTTTGAACTTAGCCTCCGAGCAAGCGCGTCCAGTGAACTCTCCGAACACACCATCAATAGCGCCAACCCAAGCGCCAAACTCGTTCAGCATCTTCTGTGCGTACGTCACGTCTACCCCGTGCATTGGCGGGCTAGTGATCGCAAGTGTCCTATACATTTAGCAGTCCCACTTTCTTAAACTTTTATTGATCCGACTATTCGGATCGTTCGCCTTCTTTTTACCCGTCAACTTCTTCTTCATCCCACTCATCCGCGCACAGAAACTCTTACGCCGAGCAGCATGGGACGCGCTGTTCGCTGCCTGCCCCGAAGACACGGGAGCCTGTAGTTTCCCAGCGGTGTACGACTTCCTTCCCTTAGCGTTAAGTCCACCTTCGGGGTCCTTCCCTTCTTTCCTTGTCCAAGCCTGACTCATTAGTCCACCTCGTCGAACCAGAGATCAGGCTGATCCTCAGACGTGTAACTAATCGTCAACTCGTCACCACGCGCGACATCCCTCAGCGTGACAAAGCGGAACGCATTGAACGGGTAACAAAAGTTAGAGACACTATCGACATCACCAATCGACCACATCTCATAGAAACAATTATTGTCAGACGAATGATTGAACAACGAGCCGACACCCATCGCAAACGCGAGCCGCGTCTCGTCCCATGTGAAGACATACCCGGCAACGTCCGTCTCGTTAATAACATTCAGGTCGTCCTTCTTCAACAACAAGACGGGAGCGATATGAACGACAGTACCCTTCGGCAAACCAGTGGAAGCAAACACGCCAGCACCATGCTTCGCGGACTGGTTCACATACACCATGTCACCAGCAACTAGGCGGCGTTCAGAAAGCATTACATGTTCCCCATGATAGTAGTTATGATCGCAGTCGCCACACTACCACACGCAACCAGCAGCGCAGCGCGAGCATAAAAGTTCTTTCGCTCCGCCTCGCGCAACTCTTCTTTCGCTTCCCACTCCGCATTGTCCATCTCTAGTTTGCGGAGGCGACCATTCAAGTCGGCGCGATACATGTGTACCTCTTGACGCAACTTCTCAACAGCGTCATACAATCGGTCAACGTCAGAGGTAGTCATTACCGCAACCCTAGAATGTCGCGCGGGTCGCCATTCTTAACGCCAATGTGAAGGTGTCCGACACCGTTTGCGTCGCCACTATACCCAATGACTTGGCCCTTCTTAACGCGCGTACCGGGAACCATGCCCGCAGCCATCTTCGACAAGTGCGTATAGAACCACTCGTTATCCCCCGTACTGAGGTGGACTTGTATCCCCTTAAGTGCAGACTCTCCACTCTGATTCTTGTAAACCTTCCCAATCGTTCCGTCCTGCGTGGCAAGGATCGGCGTACCAATCTTCGCACCAATGTCAACAGCGTTGTCGGACTCCCAGTTTTTGCGAGTGTGAGTACCTGCAAACGGTGTGCCGATGACGGCACCCTTGGTCGCAACGGGGTAGCCGCCAATGTTAAACACGCGACCGTCAGCGCCGCCACCAAACTGGATAGCGCCAGCCTTAGCATCGGCATTAGTTACCGGAACGGGGGAATACGCCGAAAGGGGCGTCGAAGAAATACCACTACCCTTTTCTGGGAACGCAATGTTTAACTTGCTTTTCTTCGCAAGGGTAGGAGCGATGTCAGAAAAGTAGGATTGTTTTCCACTAGATAGTGCCATTACTTTTTATTTGCCTCTCGCTCTTTCTTTTTCTTGTCCTTGAATTCCTGCATCTTAGACTTCTCACGACCCTTAATCTGCCGCTTCTTAACAGGACCAGCAACAGGAGTTCTGATAACACTTATACCAGTAAGCCCGCCAACCGCAGCCTCACCAAGACCGCGCAGCCCACCAAGACCGGGGACACCGCGTGGCGTAATCGCATACTCTTCTCCCGGCTTGCGCTGCTGCACATCAGGGAAGCCCCTAGCGGCAGAAGCAAACAGGCTGCCCGACGGAGAGAACGTACGCTGAAGAAACCCGAGCGGAGCAATGGTTCGTTCTAGTTGTGCCATTGCCGCTTCAATCCCGCCCGGTGCCAACACGTTCGGGATACGCTCGCCGCTTGCACTCAGCATCGGACGAAAATCCCCAGTCACACCAGACAAAACAGCAGGAGTAGTAATCAGTGGCGACGTGGAAGCAAAAGCGTAGTCAACAAAAGGAGCGGAAGACTCGCCCGCCCCGATGCCACCAAACCCGGAGAACGGCAAGAGTCCAGAACGAAGACCAACCGCGTACTCGTTATCGCCTTCCATCTGTGTGCCGACACGCACCGCGTCACTATAGAACGAATCCATCAAGCCCGACTCGCGCTGCTGATCCTCAGAGATACGAGCAAGAGTATTCAGGAAGATCGTGCGACCCGGATAGTTCAGCGGCATCGTCCAGAAGTACAACTTAATGATGTGCGCATACCAATGATAGAACGGGACGAACTGAGTGATACGCCTAGTGGCAGACGTAAGCCCAGACTGCGAACCAAGAAAGTCAGTGGCACTACGGAGCGCCTTATCTCGTACAGCAAGGGCTTCTGGGGAAACGAGTTTGCCCTTGCCATACTCGCCTCGCGCAACGAACGCCAACAAGTCCTCAAACGCCGCGTTCACCCTGCCCGCTTCTGCCAGTTCCTTTTCCAACTGTGCAACAAGGGCAGGATTATTCTTTAGTGACTTGCGGACAGAACCGATAAAGACTGCCATGCGAGCGAAGTCCTCACCCACAACGTTACCCGTTTGTAGCGCGTCCATGTAGCGTTGGACGGTGCTTGCCCAGAGGCCGCCTTCTCCAAGGCGAGCGGCGAACGGAGTGTCCACAATGCCAGCCATACCGACACGAGAAATTTCAGCAGGAATGTCACCAGTCTTCATCAGCCTGTACGCATCAATAAAGCCACGCAAGCCAGTGCCACCCAACCCGGCAAGAACAGCAGAGCCAACGATGTTAGTAAACGCTGTACGCGGCAGCGTGTTAAGAGTAATGCGCACCCACTTGCGGCTTAGTTTCTCAAGGAGTGACGGCCCCTGAGCGGCTCGCGCAATCTCCTGATTCAACTTATTAAGCCTACTTGTTTCAACAATGACAATGCGCTTACCCTTCATCGTGTCAAAATCAAACGCATCAAGAGCGTTAGTGCGAATGGCCTCGTCAATGATCTGACCAATCCGCGCCTCACCAATCTCTATTCCCTCAACACCAGTAGCCGCAACCTTGTCAAGAGACTCTCCCTCAAGATCCTTAAGAAGACGCTCGCCCAAGAACCCAGTCTTCTCATCTATAACAATGATCCTGAAGTCATCACTCGTGCCGCCATACAGTCTTTGTAGTTCGGTAATGGACGCGAGTTGTTTAGCGAACCCTGCCCTTGTCTTAGACATTTCGATAACGACGCCTGTGCGCATAAGGTAGGCGTTAAGGCGAGTAACGATCTGGAGCGCCATCATTGGTAGCCGCAAGTTTTGAGCCAGCGCGGAACCAAACTCAGAGATTTGTTTCGCACTACCAACGAGTGCTATCTGTGCTGTGTGTACGTCAAGAAGGTCGCGCTTCCCGCCACGACCAGCGAGCGCCTTCGTCGGATCGTAAGCCATCTTAGCGCCCTCGGGAGTCCGCTCTGTTGGGAAGAAGACCCTGCCGCCACCGGGGATGTCGCCAGCCTCAATAAGATCCCGCAACGCGGACTCCACATACGCATCAATCTTTCCTTGCGCTTCAGCAATTGTGTCTGCTTCTGCGCGGGCAGCGTCGGCGCGAGTAGCAACGTTCTCATCGACCGTACCGAGCCGCTCAGACTTAGCCCTAAGAATGAGTATCTTCTTCTTACGCGCGGTAACTTTACCACTCAAACTTCTGACCTTAGTTTTATTCGCAGCAATAGCCTTTGGTCCCTTCGGCTTGGCAGTACGAGCCTTAGCCAAGTCGTCCTCAAGCGCAGCCAACTCTCTCTCAGCAACGCGAAGTTCAGCAGCAGCATCCTCCGCCGCGCGCCTAGCATTCGCAGAAACTTCAGCCAAACGCCCAGCCCTAGCCTCAGTACGGACACGAGCGCCCGAAAGAATATCCACAATCTTCTTGCGCAATTCAACAGCAAGGTCGCCAGCAAGTAGGCGCGCAACCGTCGGGTCTTGCACACGCGCCAACAAGGACAAGTCTTGCGTAGCCTCTGCGTCCTCCGTTGCTGGCGTTGCCCTCTGTCGCCGAGAAGCACCAGCCGCCTCTGGTATGCCCAAGTCGTCGCCAAGGTTCCCCGGCAAATCCTCAACCCGCCTATCACCAGTCTTCCCCATCGTGGCAAGGGCTTCAATGTTAGCGAGTTCATCAGCAGCCGCCAAGTCCTCAATACTAGAGGCAGGCTCACCACGCCCACGACGCGCACCCTCAATAGCAACAGAAAGAAACTCTTTCGCCTGACGAACCTTCTCAGGATCAGCCTCCGCGATGCGAGCCAAACTAGCCATGTTGCCCTCAAGGTTGCTCGTCTCGTCGGGGCTAAGACGCACATAAAGCGACTCGTCCGTAATGCCACGCTTCTCCGCTTCCGCAGCAGTAAGCACCTGCTGGAAACCAGTGTCACTAATGTCGTCAGTGGTGTACCTAAACTCGTCAGGGTTATCACCCACACCCCGACGAACCCACAACTCTCCATCCAACACGCGCTGCAACCGAGCCAACTCTTCAGCCGGACCAATGATTAGTTTCCCCGCACCACCAGCAGTACCCAACGCGCTCACGAGAGACTCAGGAAGATCAAGCATGTCCAAGCCCTGAAGATCAAACAATGCGCGCTGCGCAACAACAGGGTCTTGCTTAACTAGACGCTGGAAAGCCCTGACGTAAACCTGAGCGCGCTGCGAACCCATAACGTTAGCAACATGCGAGATCAGCGCACGTTCCTTCGCCGCGTCCGCTTTGCGACTTATGTCACGAATGACTTGACCAACGGCATTGTCCTGCTCGTAAACCTTCTTACGAATAATAGCCCTACTCTTACTAAAGAAACTCGTGCCGGGAAGATACACAGTACCCTGCGCCGAACTGGGATCTACGCCTTCAGTGTTTTCGCGCAGCCTCGTAAAGACTGGGTTGTTCGCAACAACAACCTCTGTGTCCGCAATCCTACGCGCACCACGACCAGCCGCAGCAGCCGCACGAAGCGGACCACCCAGCGTAGTCGGGACGCGAGCCTCCGGCCCAATGCCAGACGCAGCCCCCTCCATCCGATAAGCAGCACGCTCGGCAGCGGTAGCGATACGCGAACCAGCACGAGCAGCACCCGGAACGCGACTAGCAATAGCGCCAGCCTTAGTCAACGCGCCACCAGTCTTAAGCGCAACCGTAGCGGCCTTACCGTACACCGTAGCGGTCGCCGCAGCATCCAGAGTAGTAAGGATAGGCTCCGTCTGCAAAGCCCTTACAAGCGGCTTATAGTCCCCCGCAAGCCCACCAGTGCCAGCGTAAGCCCCCGCCTGATGTAGCGCATAAACATTATACCCGGCCTGAGTCGCAAGATACTCAGCCATGTAACCAAGCCCACGATAATCACCATTCTTCTGGGACTCTTCAATAACTTTACCCAACTGCTGAACCCCAGCAGCCATAGCGCCAATCTTCTTAAAATCGTTTTGAGCCGCATTCCACGTCCGCTGCATCTGGTTAGAGTGCGCGCCAGTCGCAGCATTAATGAGTTCATAATCCGTCATCTTCGACAACTCTTCAGCCGTAAAGCCAGAATCATAATCCTTCCAGAGCGGATTATTAGACTGACCCGTTGCTAGAAAGATTAGTCGTTGACGGTCAGCGTCACTATAAGCAGTCGAAGTAGCGTTTGGATCACGATTCGACATATCGTTTGAACGATAAAGAACGTCACGATCAGCCTGCGAAAGCGAATCAATACGTTTAGTCAAACCCGGATTAAACAAATACTCGTAAGTGTCGGCAACAAAGTCCCTTGCCGGAACCGCAGCATTCTTCTTAGACCAATCGTAAACAACATTGCCAACCAGTTTCTTATCAGTCCAATCCGCAGAATCCGTAACGGCATTCTGGGTAGCAGACTTACTGGCCTTTACAATCTCCGAAGCCTTATCAATCGCAGGGACAACATACGGACGAGCATTGTCCCAACCCTTCGTCTTAGCAATACCAAACGCACCACCAACAATATCCTGCGCGTAAGTGTCGAAATTAGCATTAACCCTCTTCTCGGCATTAGTATCAATCCCGACCCTCTCCGCTACCGTATCAACGGCCTTTGCGCCATACACAACTGGATTAACGATAGGTGCCAACAGGATGTTTGTACCATAAGTATCTTTAGTCGTATCGTAAAAGTCCGCAAACGCGCGGCCCACAACGGGAAGAACATGCTCGTCATAGAAACCCTTGAGGCCAGACTCGTCAGGACGCTTGGCAATTTGCTGAACAGGCTTAGGTGCAGACCTAGCAGCAAGAGCGCGAGTCGCAGCAGACTCCTCAATACCACTCTGACGCGCCAACGCTCGCTGCGCAACACGCGCCATGATCGGAGTCTTATCGCCCTTCGTAAAGAACCCGACACCACCACCACCCGTAGCGATACGACCACGAGGGGTATCCACATACTTAGGCGTACGCTTGTTAATAACAATGCGCTTCTCAGTATCAGTAAGCGGCAACTTGTACGGGCCATACGCAGGAAGCGGCTGCTTCTTAATCGGAGCAGGACGACCCGGACCACTTGCCTTGAACTTAGCGGCTACAGCCTTAGCCTTAGCACTGCCGGGGCCGCTAGTTGGGACGCGGGGCATGACTACGATCCATAAGAATCGTAAACTCTACCGGCAACAGCAGCGTTCTGAGAACCCCACACACTCTTAAGGATCGCGGTGTACGCTTCCTGTGGAGTAAGGTTATACCCCGGACCAGTCAATCCCTCAAATAGATACTGCGCTGTGTCTTCTGACGTGTTACCGCGATTAACGTTGCGGGGGCCAATGGTGAAGACATCGTAGCCCTGACCCGTAAGGTACTTCGACCAGAACGCATCTCGCTGCGCCTTTGTCTTATTGGCAGGATTAAACGGGACATCCTTAACAGGGACAGTGTGGACCTTGCCAGCGCTGTCTGTATACGTTGCCTCGCCAAAATAAGGACCACTAGCCTTAGAGCCGCCACCCTTAGCAGCAGTCTTGACAAAGTTATCAATGAAACTACCAATGTTCTTAATGCTACCCGACGAATCCTTGGCAGCCTTCTGAACAGCAAGATTAAACCTATCAAGAGCAAGATTATAAGTACGATCACTATTGCGCTGCGCCCGATCTGCCTCTTTATACTTGTAATTGTAAGCAGCCTGAGAAGCGGCATTCTCCATACGCGCAGCATTCTTCTCCTCTTCCTTCGTATCCTGAAGAGCGCGCTGCTTACCAAGATTAGCCTTGTAATCAATCGTACGATTAGTCTGAGCCTCATTCTTACGCCCAAAAATATCCTTCAACACGTTCGCCGAATACGCACCAGACGCAAGCGCAGCGCCCTCACCACCAAGCGCATCACTAGCAGCAGCACCAGTAAGAAGCGCACTGCCAACACCCTGACCAGCAGCGCCCTGAATGGTACCCATCGCCTGAGCATTCGCGGCCTGCTGTGCGGCAATCGCGCTCGCATACCCAGTGTTCAAAGCCTCAGCGCCCTTCGTCTCAGCCTCGTACTGCCGATTAATGTCAGCAGCAGAAAGCGTCATCGCGGTCGCATCAGTAACAGCCCTCTTGTCTTTCTGACGCTGAGTCAGGTACGCCTTATCGTACGGTCCAACAACAGGAGTCTTGTTGGAGTTTGTGGATGCTCCGGCTTTTGGCTTTGCTTTAGCCTTTGGCTTTGCCTCCGCCTTGGGCTTTAGAGTATTCTGCCCCGACGAAGATTTACCCGGTAAAGTGGTCGCGGGAGCCTTCGCCTTCGGCTTGGGCTTTAGAGTATTCTGCCCCGACGAAGATTTACCCGGCAAAGTAGTCGCGGGAGCCTTCGCCTTCGGCTTGGGCTTGGGGGAAAAGACAGTTGCATTCTTAATAGCCATAATTATCGCGCTCCCGCTTTAGGCTTGGGCTTCGGCTTCGGTTTTGCTCCCGGCTTGGCACCGGGCTTGGCACCGGGCTTCGCGGGAGCCTTCGCCTTTGGCTTCGCAACCGGCTTTGCCTTTGGCTTCGCAACCGGCTTCGCCTGCGGCTTAACAGGCAGAGTCGGAGCGCCCGCATAACCAGCCGTATCCCCAGACCGATCAGTCTGACTACCAGTAATATTCTCAAGACGCTTCTTACCAATACCACCAATAGCAGAAGCAAACTTACCAAGAAGCGCATTAACATCAGCAGAATTCTGCATCTTGCGACCAGTCTCCGCAGCATTAACCGTCCCACCCTGAAGAGCGCCACTAGCAGAACGCATCTCCGCAGCATTCGCCGCACTCCTACGCGCATCCGTAATCGTCGCACCCAGTTGCGTACCAGCAATGTTCTGCGCAGCACCATCAGGAGAATAAGCGTCAGTTCCCAGAAGTTCAGAAGCCTTAGTCGGATCAGCACTAATCTCGCGCCCAAGCGCGTCGCGTAACCCTAGCCCAGCACCCGGCTTCGCTCCCGGCGCACCAAAAATATCGCTTACGCCAGCATATCCAGTGCCAGCCGCATTGCCGTACCCAAACCCTAGCGACGTGTTGGAATCAATTAGGTCTTGCCCAAGCGCGGCATCGCCGAGTTGTACGTCGCCAGCAATTGTCTTGGTTGGATCGACAACAGGATCGGGCGTGGCGTCTGGGGCGGCTCCTGTGTCTTCGTTTATGGTCCCAGTTGTTTCGCCAGCGTTAAATCCTCCAGCGGGCTTGGCTCCGGGCTTTGCTCCGGGCTTTGCTCCGGGCTTCGCGCCCGGCTTTGCACCGGGCTTAACAGCAGGAGGCTTAACAACTCCACCCGGCTTGGCACCCGGCTTGGCACCCGGCTTCAACACGGCACCGGGCTTCGCCACCGGCTTACCCGCAGGAGTACGAACAACAGGAGCAGGCGCAACAACCTTGGGAGCAGGAGCCTTAACAACCGGAGCAACCGGCTTAGGCGGAGCCTTCACAACGGGAGCGACAGGAGCGGCAGGCTTAGGCGGAGCCTTAACAACAGGAGCAGGAGGCTTAGGAGCAGCCTTCGGAGCAGGAGCCTTAACAGCCACTATGCACCATTGCGGCGCTTATTCTGCTGCGCGCGCTTATACAACGTATACGCACGATTCTTCGCATTACCCCTACCATCCGCACCAGTCTTCTGCATAAAATAATTCAACGACCCCGGAGCAGCAGTAGCAGAACTACCCGAACCAGACGAATGCGAACCACCCTTACCAGCATCACGCTTCTTATCGGCAGCAGTCATAGTGCCAGACCCAGTAGGTCCACCCTTAAACGCCTCAGCACCCTTACGCGAATCCTTATTCGGCTCAGGAACATCCACATACTTACGATCCTTACCCGAACCATACATCCCACTCTTAGGAGAAGTACCCGAACCACCCACACCACCACGAAACGTCTTACTCTTAGCAGCCTCAGCAAGATACCCCATCCGCTCACGCTGACCCATAGGCCCCTTCTCGCGCGTCTTGCTAGTACCAGAAGTAGTAGAACCACCAGCAAAAATACCACTCTTATTAAACGGAGTGGCTGTAGTCTTGCCATAATCTTTTCGCGGGGGACCAGCCATTACACTCTCCGAACAGTGGAAGAAGAATCGTTTAGTTCATTGTACACAAGAAGGCTACGGTTTAAAAGCCGATAGTCTCTTAAGTGCAGCCGCAGGATCAGCCTTCCCACGATTCGCGCTACGCGGCTTAACCTGACGCTCTTGTCCCGGACTCGTGGCAATGCGCGGCATGGCGGTTTGAAAGTTTGTGCGTTGCGCATTATTCATGCTTAAGAGTTTGTTCGGATTCATCATGCTTATTGTACCAGCCACTACTCTGGCATGACTGGTGCTTCTGGTGCAACGTACGGTTCTGCTGCCATAATGATCTCTTCAGCCGTAGCAGGAATCGTTGTGATGTTTGGGTCGGCAAGCATCCGCGCAGTTTCTCGCGCAACGAGTTCTTCGCTTGCGATACGAGCGCGTTCACTAATCGCGTTCTGAGTCCACTCTTGCGGATCAGCCATAACGTAAGACAGTACCTTTAACTCTGTGTCTGTAAGTGTAATTGTAAAAGTAGTCATAATTCTCCTATGAAAAAAGAAAGCCTGTAAAGTTTGTTGCAGCATTGCCGTGAAATCCCTGCGATGTTACGCGACAAGTTACATAATCACTAGCAGCAAGCGGGAACACGGCAGATATAGAACTGACCGCGCTATAGCCGCCACGATCCGTATAGCCACGATACTGCGAACCATACGCCGCACCCCCATTAATATAAAACAAAAACTCTGTAGGCGCAGGGAAGCCAGTTTCCGCAAATCCAGCAGCAGTAAAAAAGTATCTACCCGCTATTGGCGCTGTAAATCTCCCGTTACCTGCATTAAAACTTGACCCGACGTTTACTGGAACTTGCCCCCACGCGCTTAGATCGTTAGGCGCACTTCGGGTAGTTGCTCCCGCAGCAGAAAAAACAGGTTGAGAAGCGTTAGTTACTCGTCCTGACGAATCAATAGAAACTTGACTTGCCGACGATGACCCAGACCCAAGATATAGATTACCCGCAGAATATGTAGACCGCAGATACGAGTTACCCGTAGACGAGTCGTACCGTAACTGCGTCCCTTCTGAGGCTATCGGAGTATTTCGATCTGTTAATTCCAGCGTTGCAAATGCGGTTCCTACCGATTCGCTAATAGTAATTGTTGGAGCAGCGTTTTGTATTTTTATGTTTGTAGGGATTATCGGGGCAAGCGTCGGGTTTGGATAAGTCCCGGCAAGATCACCGCCAGCCGCAAGAGGAATTAGCGTAGTAATCCACGTTGAACCAGTCCACACCTTAAACAACGTAGTATCAGTCTCAAAAAAGAGTTGACCCACCTGTGGCGAAACAAGCGCGACACGCTCCGCAGCGGTACCAGTAGTTTGTCCTAGTCCAGAGAATGCTGTAGTCATGGTTAATCCTTCGGAAACTTGTCTTTAACGGCTTTGATAAGCGCACTCATATCCGTAGAAAACACGCCTGCATGATACAAGTCGTCCAACTGGTCACCAATAGGCGGGTATGCGACCGCGCGTTCTGCTTGGTACGAGCCGTGGTCGAATGTTTCTTGATTCTCAATTGGGAAGTCAGTCATTATTATCCTAAATCTTAATGATGTAGTTAGTGACAAGGAATGGTTGAACAGCAGACCCACTGTTAGCAGTGTCAGAACCACTCGTGTTCGCAGTATTAACACCATCCGTAGTGTTTGTACTAGGGCCACCAGTGCTACCACCGACCGTTAGGCCGCCACTCAGCGTACCCGCGTTACCACCGATGGTTTGAACGCCACCATAAACGGTTGTCCCCCACGAACCACCACCACCAACGTTTGCATAGTAAATGTTTCCACCAAACACGATACGCGCATACTGGCTGCCCTCACCGTGCGTATGGTTCCCCATGTTGTGTGTGTGGGGCATCGGATGGGTGTGCGCAATGGTATGCGAATGGTTGGGGTTACGCGATGCGTCGGCAAGCAAGTCGCTGTTATTGAGCGCACTTACCGCAGCGTTAGCGCCCTTACCTACTGGGGCGCGTCCGCGCATGTCAGGCAAATAGAATGCGGCTCGCACTCCAGCAACATTATAGGTATTGCCGATTGCAAGCCATAGATCAGAAAATGGTTGTCCCGCAGAACCGTTAAGCGTTCCAGTGCCAGCACCCGTCCCGGCACCACCGTCGCAGAATTTCCATCCGCTAGGGGCGGTTGTTCCGGCGAATGGTTGAATGGTTCCGATTGGCGTAACGCCTTCCCACGAGGTGCCGTTATACCAGCGGTACGAGAGTGTGTCTGTTTCGAAGATGATTTGGCCTATGGTTGGGGAGGCTGGTCGTGTTGTGCTTGTTACTACTTCGTGTCCTGCACCAAAAATACTCATAACGCCTCCTTAGCCTAAAAGCCAGCCACTAAAATAAGTAAACGGCTCGCTGCCCGCATAAACGTCTCCAGCAGTTAGGTTGTAATAAATACTCATTGTATCTCCCGCCGTAAGGTTATACATTAAGTGCATGTGGGGCCTAGGACTATCTCCAGCGAGGTCAGAGTAGATTGCGCGCCCAATGCTTGCTCCATTTAGATACCAATAAACTTGGAGAATGCCAGCATTACGTTTTTGAAAGCCGCACACAAAATAATATGTTCCCGTCACGGGGGCGGTAAACAAACCAGTGCTAGTAGAGTAGTGACTGCCCGTATTGACGTTTGCGGTTCCGAAAGTAATTTTTGTGTTAGCCCCCTGAACGCCAAGAATGCTTGTTTGTAGGGCATAAAAACGAGGCTGATAGGGCAACGTAACCCGACCACTAGCGTCAATTTTCATGCGCTCTGTGCTAGACGTTTGAAGACTTAGAGTCGTATTACTGTTATGAATAGGCGCGTTAGTGATGTTTGTAATCGTCGGGTTGGGATATGTTCCCGTAAGATCACCGCCAGCGGTAGCGCCAACACGCAACTTATCCGTGTCAATCCCAGCAAGATGAGCAGTAAGATCAGTAACCGCGCCAGCGCCAGTAGCCGCAGCGTTGCGAGTATACGCAGACGGAACATAATCAACCTGCACCCGATCCCCATCAATGACATCCGTGCCAGCACGAATATGCGACGAAGCATGAGCAACAGTAGACGGCTCAACACTCCCACTAAGAATCGCCTTAATAATATAAACAGGACTAGGCGAGCCACTAGACAAAAGGTTCGGCAAGTTAAACGTCGTACTACCATCACCCACACCATACGTCGTCCCAAGAATGGCAAACAAGTCTGCGTACGTCGTGCGACTAATAGCAGTCCCGTCAGCGCGCAACCAGCCAGTCGGATAGGGACTGACAGCGTAAAGCAGTAGCGTACCGATGGGAGCGCCAATGAGGGATTGGGTTTCTACAACAATGGCTGCAACGTCTGCACAGATAACAAAATTACCGTAAGTACCTGTAACAGTCGGAAGAGCAAACGTCGTACCCGGTACGGCACCCGGTCCGTACGTCGTCCCGATAGCGTCAAACAAGTCTGGGTATAGGCTCCGCAACTGGCTAGACCCGTCACAGTCAAGGAACCCTGCTGGTATAACGCTTTGGCCCGTGTGAAGGATTGTTCCTACGGGGACGCCACCACCACCACCACCAAACGTGACGCCTGCTGCCACCATCGCGGCGGCAAGATCCTTCGCGTTATTGTATAGAACAGCGTTCGGGATTGGACCAGCGGCGCTTAGGGCAACTCTTGTCGTTTCAATATTGCTATTGTCAAGAGCCATTATCGCTGCGTCCTGCCCTGCCTTGCGGGAGTGTAGTTAAACGAAATCTTGTCAACCCAAAAGTCGTCTGACGGAGTAGACGCGCCAAATGCTGTTTGGAAATCTATCGCCAAACCAACGTTAGTTATCTTCCCTGTCACCAAGGCCGGGGGGCTAGTCCCCTTTAGGTCCCTGAGAGTGGAAGGCTGACCATTATAGAAGACGTTTCCAAGATAAAACGATCCGTTAGTGACAAACTGATCCGGGTCAAGTCCACTCTTAAATCCAACTATCGTATTAGGCGCTGTACAAGCACCAGTAAATACCATTTTCTGAAAACGCTTCATAGCAGACGAACCAAACGTATACGACTTTGTTGTAAAGTGCGCATTCACACGAGCAGTAGTGTCGGGATCACACAGCGACGTATAACCATTAGGAGTCGGCGAGGACACGGGAGCGTCAGGAAGCACCATTGTCTCTAGACGACAAATCTTCGACCCAGTAGCAGCCCCCGGATTTGCGGGATCAACATTAAACCTTGGCGCATAGACTTGTCCACTACCACTGGGGTCGCCAATGCCACAAGCCCACGTCATTAGTGTTCCGCTAGATGCCGTTATCCTTGTCCAAGAATAATTATTTGAAATGTCACACATCCACCCGAGGCCATACTTCGTAAATAGGACGTAATAATTATTAATGAGGACCGCCGAGCCGCAGGGGAAGTCGGGTCCGTAGATTCCAACGCTGGAAGAAAAGTATCCGTAAGAGAACTGGATTTTGTCTTCCATCAAGTTGATGAAGTTTGATCCATCGGTCAGGTACACCGCGTTAAGGTCAGAGAAGATAATTCCCTTTGGTGTTTTCTGAATAGTTTTGGGGTATGCGCAACCAATGTTTGTAGAAAGGGTACGAATGTTAATAGAGTTCGTATTAACAGACGCATTGGGGAGGACAGTACCGAGCGTACCGCTTAACATTAGAATCTTATCTACGCACAGAACCATCAAGTTGTTTGCATCAAGGCTAACAAGCCCCGTAATGCCAGCGGTATCAAGAGTGAGCGTCTGACTCTTGGGCCACCCAGCGTAAAGCATCCCAAGCATACCGTCAGACTTCGTGTTTACTGCCGTTGCGCCTTCGCCAGTGATTGCGCTCCACATAATCGTATTCGCCCTAGCGTCAACTTTAGAGAATGTTGGCGGAGTGTACGCAGACAGCGAAACATAGTTACTTACACCCTGAGTAGCCACTACTACGCGGTTCTGATGGATAACGCCAGCATTAGCGCCCATTGGCCTCGCGCCACCACCAGTTTCAAAGTTTGCTCCACCCATGCCGAATGTTGTTGAACGCGAATAGTACGTTCCCACAAAAGCATTCTTAGGAGTTGGCGTTACAGTGATCGTATAGTTCACATCGTCCTGTGAGACGATTTTCCCTACATACTCGTACTGGTTTGTGCCTGCGCCGACTGTGGAGTAGAAGAATTGTCCAGCCATGTTCGCTGCCTTGAATGCGTTATAAAAAGCAAGCGTTGAAAACTGGACTTTAGAATCTCCGGCCTTAAATGTTGCCGTTCCCGCCGCAGTTGTAGTGTATTCTCCTACGTTTGCGCGCGCACCACCAGCCCAAACAACGGGAAGCGCGTTATACGTTGTACCAAGCGACGTGGCGTTTTCTGAAACCGGAAATCCGCATATACCAAACGTGTTAAACGCTTCTCCGGGTACGCCTGCGGAATAAGCCCCAAAATCAGCCGTTGTAGAAACAACGCCAGAATCCAGAGCGCCACCACCGCTTACTCCAATGCCAAACGAGTCAAGAATGATCTTATTAGAAGAGAAACGCGAAGCATACCCACGCTGAAGTGCAGGGTTCTCAGAGTCGTCTGATGTTCCTAGCGAATCATAATAATTAGAGTTCGCATTTTGAAGAAAAGACCGGATAGCCTTTCTTTTAGCAAGACGACCAGACTTATCCGTGTAAACATTCTCTGCGTACAACAAGCCATTATCGGGAATCAGGCTTGCGCTAATGTCGCTTCTTTCTCCACCAGAAAAGTCGGAGTATTCGATCCAGCGACCCGGCCCGCTCATTAGTCGTTGCCCGTGGACGAGTAGTACGCGCTCCGATTATGATTGGGGAATCCTGCGCTACGAATGTACCCACTCTGCATGATCTGAGTGCCGCGTCCTTGACGATTCTTGACCCATTTCATAAATCCGTTAAAGAGTACGTCGTATCGGGCTTGGATGCTGTTGGATAGGCTTACGTCTTCGCCTACTGCGTCGCTTAGGCGCGCTGCGGCCCCCACGCTGATAAGGTGGTGCCATTGTGTTGGGATGCTTACGGGGATGTCGCCGTCGGCAGATAGGGCTGTTGGTTCTTGCGAGTAGTAAACCTGAAGTGTGTCGTACGATGACAAAAGGTCAATCGCTCCAGTCCAACTGTCAACGTTAGTAGAAGTAGAATGAGAAAGTGACGAACCAGCAGTTGTGATGAGAGTGTATACGCCAGAATAAAGACCAATACGTTGAACAAAACGAGTGACTCCAGCAGGCCCAACAAAGCCGCCCGATGTTGCGGCAACAATAACGTTTGAACTTGCAATGCTAAAGGTGTTAGCAGAGACTATTGCCGTAACGGTATACGTTTGCCCAGAATACGCAAAAACGCTGCTTGAGGTGGGGTATACAAAGTAGACAGACGTTCCGACACTAAAGCCATGAGGCGTTGTTGTTGCAATGTTTTGAATACCCGTGCCACCAGAACTAAACGAACCTGTCGCAAGAGCATTATTAGCCAATGGGCTTGAACTAATCGTCAAATTATTGTAAGCCAAAGTTGCGTTTGTGCCGGTTTGCCTTGTCCCCGTCTGTGGAGCGGGCCACAGGTAGAGATTGTCAAGACCCTGAAACGCATACTTGTGGACATAACCCGTAGGGCTTGTCGAAGACAACTGCAAAACGGTTTCCAAATCAGAAGGCTCCAACACATAGCCTTGGCTTTCCCCGCTCGGCTTGTACATAATGTATTGAACCTGTCCAAGATCAGTAAGCCCAAACTCGCTACTGAGCGTGTAGAGGTTGTCGCCATAAGTAAGCGCCCTATCGACGGTTGTACACTTAAGTTGAGCCTGAACAACGATGTCGCGGTATACGTCGTTGACCATTGCGCCAGCCGTCGTCGCGTCTTCCGTGAGTGCCATGTTCTGCGCACGATCTTTAAGTTCTGCGAACGTACTCATTAGTTAGAGCCACCCATCCGCGTCGGATCAAACGGATCAGCACCACGATGCGTCAAGTTAAGCATCTCGTGAGACACCTCAGTGCTACAAACAGGACAACGCTCCTGCGCAACAAGCGTCAAGAGTTCATCCTTTGTGCGAATCTTGGAGTACAGGTGGGCGTGTTCCCGCCAAGCAGACGTATTGGCAACACCTAGACGCGCTGGGAATGGTTCAAGACAATTAGGACAAACCATTCCAGCCCGGATACGATCAAAACCCTCTTCGTTCAAGTACCACTTGATCGTGCTTTCTTCTCCGGGCGCAACGTAATCTAGCGTTTCCTCTCCGTGTGCTTGGACGGGAACGCCAATCATCAGACTACCTGTACCGTCAGTGCTTCTGCTGCTTCTACTTCGTCAGCAGTGCGCTTGCCAAGAGCCTCTAGTGCCTCTAGCACTGCGGGACGATTGGCGTGAGTCTTCTCGTAGTCAATAACGTGAGCCGTGTCGTAACCGTCTTCCTCACAGCGACGAGCGATCTCTGCCGCGACGGTGCTACCAGACTTCGCGCGTACCTTGTTGTAGTTAGGCCAAGGCAAAGGAACTTCAATTGCGTCAACCTTGACGTACCACACACCATTGTCGGAGTTCTCAAGCAGCGCCTTCTCTGCGTCTGCGCGATCCTCAGCA